AGAGAGTACTGTCGTCAGCTATCTTTGCATTTGTAACTGCATCAGCTGCAAGCTTTGCTGTAGTAATATTACTGTCAGCTATCTTAGCTGTAGTTACATTGCTATCTGCTATTTTTGCAGTTGTAACGTTTGCATCTACAAGTTTAGCTGTGGTAATCTGTGCGTCTGCTATGTGAGCTGTATCAATACTGCCATCTACATAGTGTTCAGAGTCAATACTATCATCTGCTATTTTAGCATTTGTAACTGCGTCGTTTGCAATTTTTGCTGTTGTAACAGCTAAATTATCAAGTTTAGCTGTGTTAACTGCTGTGTCCGCTAGTTCACCAGTTGTTACAGCATTTGCTCCTAGCTTAGAAGAATTAACTGAATCATCTGCTATCTTAGCTGTAGTTATAGCAGCATCGTCTATATCATACGAATGTATAAGATTAGGTATTTGCTCTTCTTGTGCTCTGTATAAGAGCTGTGTTGTGTTATTATTTAAGTCAGCTGCTTTTACGGATGACCCTGCTGTAAATGTAGCCTTGGCTGAATCTACATTAGTGTCACGATATATACGTATGTTAGCTGGACTGGATGGTATATTACCTGATGTAAAGACTACGTTACCGCCACCTGTAGTAGTGTAGCCGGTAATGTTGTAGTGTGTACTTGTTGTTTTAAGTACGCCATCTACACGAACTTTGACATCAGATTCTTGATATGAAGGGAAAGAAAACGACTTAGTAGCGTTCCCATCCCCAGTGTATTCTACGAATGTTGTTGCCATTTATTTGTATATGTTGAGGAGGTTAGCTGTTGTATTACGTTTTTGTAGTCGTGCTACATCTTTACGTCTTTGCTCTTCTATTAGCTTAAGTATATCAGAATCGTTTTTGATAGATGCCCATGCAACTCTACGTGCTCTTTGGAATAATCTATCTATAGCTCTGTTATGCCAATAATCTCTAGCATTGAAATCAGCTCTTCTACCAGATCTAATATCTTCATACATCTGTTTCATAGATGCAATAGCTTGTGGATTTCTGGCTAATTTATCTAGTTCACGTTCTAAGTTTTGTAAACCTATAGCTCGTTGAAACTTAGATCTAATTTCTGGTTGGTCAGTTAGATTTGTACTATCAGGTGCGTAGTATGTGGACAAACGTAAATCATAACCACTATCAAATAGAAAGTTGCGACCCTCTGTTTGATCTAGATTAAGAGTTATAGGACTAACAGCATTATATGCACGAGTCATAAAGTCCCAATCTTTAATTGGTTTACCATTGAGCATGTCATACTTAATCGGTAAAGGTTTAGCTAGTGGGTTTATATTAGCAAGAGCCTCTGTTATTTGGTTACGGTTACGTATAGACTGTCTGATACCAGATCCAATCTCACGCATGTATGGGTTAAATAATCTACCTAGTTCGTTACGTAAACCAGCTAGTGGTACAGTATTGTTTAGTAAGTTTGCTCCAATACGTGGGCCTTGGCCGGGTCTACCACCAAATAAATCTACAAACGATTGTATACCAGCTAAATATGATTTACTTGTTACAGCTTGTGCTACAACCAGTGAGATTTTACCTAGTTCGTTTTCTGTCCACTCTTCACCCATAAGTTCACTTGCGTCACCTACGTCAGCGATTGTAGACATAATAAGGTTAAATGGCTCAAAGTTATCATAACCAACACGTACAGCACCGAGCTTAATTGTTCTTGGTTCCCACTTACCATCTAACCACATCTGTCTTTTCTGTCTGTCAACAGGGCCATTACCATTAAGATCACCACGCATCCATGCCTGTGTAGCCATAAATACTACAGCAGAACCTATTGCTAGCCTACCTTGTTGTAAAGCTCTTGCGTTAGCTAGCTCTTCAACAGTAAATATACCATACTTAGATACACTGCTTAAATCAGCTGGGTTTGCAAATGCAATGTCGTTAAACTCTTTGACTAAGAAGTTAAAACCGGGTGTGTATTTACCTGTAAGTGCAAGTCCATTTACACCAGTTCTAGCAAACAAAAAGAATGGTTTAGCTAGTGGTGTAGCAGTAAACACATCGTTTAGACCCTTTGCAAAGCCTGTAAGTTCCTGTGTAAGTGTAACTTCTTTACGTGCAAAGTTAGTTGCTTCATCTGTAAGATTACCAGCAGAGTCAAACACTTGTGCATAGAAGTCATCTTCGTATGCTCTCATTAACTCTTTAGTTACCTTGGGTGTTTTATAGCCACCTTCTTGTAGCTCCATAACTCTACGCATAGCCTTTTCACGCATCTTAGCACGGCCTAATACATATGCAAAGGCATCGTCAGTTGCAGCCATGATCTTTGTAGAGTATGTCAACAAGTTGTTATTATTCATAGACCTAGCCATATTAGCAAGTCTAAATGCAGCCTGTTCTCCGGGTGTAGCTCTACCACTATCTTCTGCCCATCTACGTAGTATCTCCCAGTTATCGTCACCTCTTGTATAATCAGAGAATCGTGTCTTGATAGTTCTTAGATCACCTTTCCAGTAAGAATTTAGTTTAGTTCTAAATATTTTAAATGAGTCTGGTATAGCTTCGACCATACCGTTGACAGCTGCAAGACTAGCTTTGAGTCCACGAGTGTCACCAGTAAATGGTGCTTTTACAGCATAGCCTAACGCAGTTGCAAGAGGTCTTAGTAATGTTGCAGTTGATGTACCCATGATAGCTCGCATTGGAGTTTTAGGGCCAGATAGAATACTATTAGTCATTACACCTTCTAGCTCTCTAATAATAGCACCAGTACGATCTACACCATTTGGTTTTAACTTACCACCTTTTAACAAGGTACGCATAAGATTATCAAAGTCATCAAGTGAGTTGACATCATCCATCATAGAAAACGCTTCAAACAATGCGTTCAATAAGTTATCATCTGTATCGTCTTTTGCAAGATTTAGTACAGACGTTATAGCTTCTTTTGCATCTTCTACTTCTTGTTTTACTACAGCATCTAGTGCTTCTTTTCTAGCTTTACCAGCACCCAAAGCTCTAAACGAATCAGACTTGATAAATCTAGCTTTCTTTGTTTGGTACAATGCAGTTAGCATAGTATCTACAATCTGTTTAGCTGGGCCGTCTATGTCATTTAGATCAACTAAGTCAGCTATTTCTCTACCAGCAATACCAGTATCACGTAGCTGTTTCATTAGTGTACCTAGTACAAGGTCAGCAACAACTACGTTTTTAGATGTCCAGTTTTCAAAACCATCAATAACATCGTTAGTTTCAAACAACTCTTTTAGATATTCTTCTGGCGACATATCAACAGGATTTCTACCCTGTGTAATACGTTGGTGTGCTTCGATAGCTTCTCTATAGGTATTAACTAGAGCCTTTCTACTACCTTTTGCTTTTTCTAGTTCTTTTGCAAACTTCTCACTACTAAATAAACCACGTAAAACACGCTCAACTGTTTCATCATCTGTAGCACCTTCTCGTGCTATACGCTCACGTTCTACTGGTGTTGTTACACTACCTGTAGATCCTTCTTCTGAGCCCCAGTCTTTACGAGTCTTGGATAGCTGTTCTCTAGCTACCTGTGGTTCTACTTCTGATACGTGTGCAGATTGATGTGGTTCTGCTAGTGGTAAGTTTTTGTCTGCTCTAAACTCAGCATCTCCTTGTCTTAATTGTGCAATACCAGCTTCTATGTGCTGTTTCTTAAGACTTCTATTTCGTTTTACAATCTGATCTACAGACTCTTTACTACCTCTCTTCAAGGCATATGCAAGTCCATCAAATATAAGACCTATGCCCATACCTTCTACGATGTTTTTAACTTTCATCATAACAGGATGGTCTGTATCTTTTGTAGACAAAGGCGTATCTACCCAACCATATCGGTCACGTAATGCACCTAATGCGTTTTGTTCATCTGATTCTTTTGATATAAGGTCAGATACAGCTCCAATAGCTGCACCTCTAACAAGACTGCTACTAGCAAATGCTGTGAGTCCAGCTGGTACAGTTATCAGTCCAGTAGCGGCTGCACCTTTTGCTGCTAGTATTGTACCAGCCGCAAGAGATCCAAAGTGTACAAGTCCACGTAACTGTTTACCCCACCATGTATGTGTTTCGATGGGGTTATCGTATGCACCAAAAGGTGTCCAGTCTGGTTTGTAACTACCTGTCTCTTCTCGCTGTTGTTGCATCTCGCCGGACAACGCATCTACTGTACGTTCTCCAAAGGTTGCGAGTGATGATGCAGTGTCTTGTAGTCCACCAGATAAAATGGACTGGCCTTCTTTGATGAGAGCCTTAGCTCCCCATGTTTCAGCGTTGCGAGGGTCAAACTTTACATCGGCAGCTTGCTGCTCGATTTGCTGTGAAGCTTCTTGTTCAACTCGCTCGTCTTCTCTACGCTGGATAAAGGCTTCTGTAGCTTCTTGAGCAGTTTCTTGCATCGCTTCCAGATCGTCTTTATCAAAATTTAGTGTATACTCTTCAGCCATGTTTAACGTCTACCACGTTTAGTTTTCTTTTTAGGTTCGACAACTCTCCTACCTGTTGGGCGTGAGAAGACTATATCAATAAGGTCTTGTGACATTGTAGACCAGTTGCCAAATAAATCTGCTTCTTTCAATGCAGGGAAGAACTCTTCTACCGCTTTTTCTTCAACCTTAGTTAAATCATTTAGTCTCCAAAATGTTTTACCATCTATTTCGACACCACGAATAGCGTTCTTCTGTTCTAATTGTTTTTCATATAATACTGCTAGCATCTGAGTCTGTGTATCTTCGTTAAACTCAGCGTTTCTATCTATCTTACCTGATGACATAATTAGTTTGATTTCACCAGAGGTAAATCCATACCGTCCCCAGTTGGTAGCACCTCGTTTGGATAACATTTCAACGCTAGCCATGTTAAGATTATCACCACCAGTTCTATCTCTTTTTGTACCACCATTTCTACCAAATTCATAGTAACCATCTTCCTGATAATTACCTTCACTATCTCTCTGCCTAGACGCATCAATTACTACAGCTGCTGTGTTACCATCTCTTTTATAAAACAGCCTGATGCCTTTAGATATTGTAGGATTACGTTGCAAGTCAGCAAGTTGAAACTCATTAAGCTCAGGATAAGGATTATCTTTTACAATTCTCATCTTCTCAGGATCATACCCACCAGTAGCAATCAATCTACGCTCCATTAATTTTCTAGGATCTAGTCCTGTTTTCTTTGCTAGGTCTTTCCAAAACTGTGGTACATCGCCTCCTTTTCTAAGAAACCAGAGTCTAGCTTCTTTGAGCTGATCTAGCTCATGTATAGATAAATAACCCTCTGCATCTAGTATAGTATTATCTTGTATAATTTTTGTAGCAATCTGTGCCATGTCAACTTGTGATGTTACATATGGCTGTGCGGCTTCTTTATAGTCACGATCAAGGAGTTTTTTTGTATACTTTGCAATCAAACCATCATTACCATTTGGGCCACCTAATATTTGTGCATCAGTTGCATTTGCGTTATCACGTCTGTCTAAATAATACTGTTCTTCTAAAGCTCCAAATGCTTTGTCAAGTTCAAAACCTTCTAATGTAGTTAGTTTGTAACCTGATTCTTTGCCTTTTGCTCCAAGTGCTAAGTTTGTTGAAAACGAGTTTTTCATTTCCTCTTTTACATTATCTAAGAAGTTAGCTTTACCAATACGGTTTGAGTAACTAGAATTACTAAATCTAGTACCTGTTTGAGTCTTTGAGTAACCACCTTTTATATATTCTGGAAACTCTGTAAATCTTAGTATTGGATCGTTAGCCCAGTCTGTTTCTAAATCAGCATATCGTTCTGGTGGTATATCATCAAAGCTACCATATTCTTGTAGTAATGGCAATACTTTAGTTTCATAGAATCTATCGCTAGCTTTCTTGACCTTTGTATTAGGGTCTTGTTGTACAGAATCTATAGCTCTATCAATATCTGAGATTGCTGTATCAATAAACTGATCGTTGTTACCAATCTGTAACTCGTTAAAAGCTACCTGTTTACCTTGCTGTTGTTTGCTTGTAAATCTAAGAACATCTTTAAAATTTACACCATCAGTAGGTAACAAGTCACCATTTCTAATTTGTGTAGCTAC